CAATCATGGACGAAGAAACAATGGGCGGCGATCCTGTTTCTAGCTTAGTTGATGAAGTCACTCACGACGAACATGGTGTTCATGAAGCTGAAGATGACATGGAAATTGATGTTGATATGACCCCAGATTCTGGTGATGAAATGGATGGCGACATGGAAATGGACGCTGACATGGAAATGGATACAGATGGTATGGGTGGTGATAATGACATGGAAGACCGTGTTATGGATCTAGAAGATGCATTAGATGAATTAAAAGCAGAGTTTGATGCACTAATGGCAGATTCTAATGGTCAAGATGACATGGACATGGGCGATGACTCTGAGGAAGATTCAGAGGAACCTGATGCTGACGAAGAAGCTGATGCTGATGAAGAAGATGACGAAGAAGCTATTCAAGAAGCCAAGAAAATGAAAGCTAAGGCTAAAGAAAAACAAAAACTTATGGACAAAAAGCACATGAGTGAAGCTGCTCGTCTTCGTGAATACACCGAGAAGTTAGGCGACATTTATAAGCAAGAGCCTGCCAAAGGTGAAGGCCATGAAGTAGGTAAAGGCGGATCGGTAAGTGTAGACAAGAAATCTATTGTTGCTGGTAAGAATGACATGGGTGGCACCACTGCAAATATTGTAAAAGGTGGCACAGAGCAGGATCCAGACAACAAGCAGATTCCCGAGCCTAAGAATGAATATGCTAAAGGCAGAGGGGAAGTAAAGCATTCTAAAGAGTGGAAGAACCGCGTAGGTGGAAATTCTGGCACTTATAAAGAAAAAGCACCTGCAGCAAAGAGTGGTGAAGAAGGTGCAGTAAACGATCGTAGCCCACTAGCAAAATAAGGCAATAACATGCATATCCTCAGAGAACACTTGAGTTTTGATACAGCAGAGATGAAGGTTATCTCTGAGGATGCCCCTTCGGGAGGAGGCAAAAACCTATTTATGGAAGGTATTTGCTTGCAGGGAGGCGTCCTTAATGAGAATGGTAGGGTATATGAAGTAAGAGAAATTTCCAAAGCTGTTGAAAGCATTAATGACAAAATTCGTAAAGGATTTAGTGTATTAGGTGAAGTGGATCATCCAGAAGATTTAAAGATTAATTTAGATCGTGTGTGTGCAAATATAAAGCGTATGTGGATGGATGGTCCAAACGGTTTTGGCAAATTACAAATTTTACCTACACCAATGGGCAATTTAGTACGAGCCATGTTGGAAAGTGGAGTAAAATTAGGAGTTTCTAGTCGCGGTCAGGGTAATGTTGATCGTAATGGAAAGGTCAGTGACTTTGAAATAGTAACTGTAGATATAGTAGCACAACCCAGTGCGCCTAATGCATATCCTACACCTGTATATGAGGGTGTAAGAAATATGCGTCATGGTCATCATTTGATGGAAATGGCCAAGGAAGCTAAATCAGACCAAAAGGTACAAAAATACCTAGAAAAAGAAGTCACTAAATTAATTAAAGAGTTGAAACTTAAATAGGAGAAATGATCCATGTTCGACGCTATTAAACCTTTAGTTGATAGTGGAATCATTAACGAGGATACCCAACAAGCTTTAAATGAAGCTTGGGAATCAAAGTTAAATGAAGCAAGAGAACAAATTCGCAGTGAAATGCGTAATGAGTTCGCCGGCCGCTATGAACATGATAAGGGACTTATGGTAGAAGCCCTAGACAAGATGATCACTGAAAGTCTCCAAGCCGAAATTCTTGAATTCCGTGAGGAAAAAGAAAGTTTAGCAGCTGATCGTGTGCGTTTTAATCGTGAATTAGCAGAAAGCGCACAGCGTTTTGAGAAGTTTTTAGTTAAACAATTAGCTGAAGAAATTCGTGAACTTCACGAAGATCGTAAAGCTGCTTCTCAAACTACAAAACGATTAGAAAGTTTTGTAGTAAGACAATTAGCTGAAGAAATTCAAGAGTTTAGTAAGGATAAACAAGCAGTAGTAGAAACAAGAGTACGATTAGTAGCTGAGGCCAAAGCAAAAATGGAATCATTACAGCGTAAATTTGTAGAAAGATCTGCTCGTCTTGTTGAAAGCACAGTGTCAAATAGTCTTAAAGGTGAATTAACTCAGCTTAAAGAGGATATTCAATCTGCTCGTGAAAATAACTTTGGGCGTAAATTGTTCGAAGCTTTTGCTAGTGAATTTGCAATCAGCCATCTCAATGAGAATAAGGAAATTGTAAACTTACGCAAACAGTTAGAAACAAAACATCAAGAAGTTATGGAAGCAAAAAAGGCAATTGAAAACAAAGAAACTTTAATTGAGTCAGTTCAAAGAGAAACAAAGGTAATTAAGGAAGTTTATGAGCGTCGTGAAGCAATTAACGACTTACTTAAACCACTTAATAAAGAGAAACAGGCAGTAATGAGCCAGTTACTCGAAACGGTGCAGACAGATAAGCTAAAGTCTGCATTTGAAAAGTATCTTCCTGCAGTACTTAACAATTCAGTCGCTGTCCAACCCACAAAGAACCGTCAGCAAATTACTGAAAGTCGTGTTGAAGTAACAGGAGATAAAACTGCTAAGGTACACGCTGAGCCCGATTATAATAATGTAGTCGAAATTAAGCGTCTAGCAGGGCTAAACTAACCCTAATTAGGAGAAAAAGAAAAAATGTCACAAGTACTATTAGAAGGCCGTTGGGGCGAAACAAAAGAAGCCCTACTAGAAGGCCTAAATGGCTCTCGTAGAACTACGATGGGCATCGTTTTAGATAACACCCGTAAGCACCTTATGGAAGCTGCAACCGCTGGCTCAACTGCTGCTGGTAATGTTGCAACTCTAAATCGTGTTATTCTTCCAGTAATTCGTCGTGTTATGCCAACCGTTATTGCTAACGAAATCGTTGGTGTACAGCCTATGACTGGTCCAGTAGCTCAGATCCATACATTGCGTGTTCGTTATGCTGAAACTGCAACTGCAACAGCACCAAGTCCCTTCGATACTAGCACAACCGCTGGTGACGAAGCTCTTAGCCCATTTAAGATTGCTACAGCTTATTCAGGCAGTCTTACAACTGGTCGTGCTTCATCTACTTCTGCTCTAGAAGGCGTTCCTGGTCGTAAAATTAATGTCCAGATTCTAAAGCAAGTTGTTGAAGCTAAAACACGCAAACTAAGCGCTCGTTGGACTTTTGAAGCTGCTCAGGATGCTCAAAGCATGCACGGTCTAGATATCGAAGCTGAAATTATGGCTGCTCTAGCTCAGGAAATTACTGTTGAAATCGACCAGGAAATCCTAGGCTCATTACGCAGTCTTGCAGCTACCGATTTCGCTTACGACCAAGCCGCTGTGTCAGGTACTGCAACATTCGTTGGTGATGAACATGCTGCTCTTGCTGTTCTAATCAATCGTGCTGCTAACCTAATCGCTCAGCGTACTCGTCGTGGTGCAGGAAATTGGGCAGTTGTAAGCCCCGCTTCATTAACTGTACTACAGAGTGCTACTACTTCAGCTTTTGCTCGTACAACTGAAGGCACTTTCGAAGCACCAACTAATACTAAATTCGTTGGTACTTTAAACGGTGCAATGCGCATTTATGTTGATAGCTATGCTAGCGATTCACAAGCTGTTCTAGTTGGTTATAAAGGCTCAAGCGAAGCTGATGCTGCCGCTTTCTATTGCCCTTATATCCCTCTAATGAGCTCTGGTGTTGTACTAGACCCAACTACTTTCGAACCAGTAGTTGGCTTTATGACACGCTACGGATATGTCGAATTGACAAATACTGCATCTTCACTTGGAAATGCAGGAGATTACCTCTCAGAAATCTCTGTAGCAAATTTGAGCTTCCAATAATCGAAAGATTGTTGTTAAACGAAAAACCCGCTTCGGCGGGTTTTTTATTGTGTTTTCATTCTAATTAATATATATTATATATAGGTTCATATGTAATAGGGTCAAAATGAAAACAAAAGTTTTAGAACTAATAAAAGATAAACCCAAACATTTTTCAAAAATTATTAAAAATTCGCCTGAGTTATATAAGTGGATATTAGATAATACCAAGATACAATCAGAAAATTTTTCTGAAATGGTATACAGTGCCATTTATAGTGAATCTAACATATGTCAAAATGGAAATACTAAAAAGTTTAATTCTATAAATGAAGGATATAGATTTTGTGGGCCTGCGAATAAATGTTCATGTGCACTTGCCTCAGTAAAAGAAAAGGTCACACAAGCAAAAAACTCTTACACTGATGAGAAACGCAAACAAATCGCAGCCCGCCGTATTAATACTACACTCAGTCGTTACGGTGTAAAAAATAATGCACAAACTGAAGCAGCCAGACAAAGGCATAAAGAATATTACGATAAATTTCCACGAAAATCTAAACCAGTGAAATTAACTTCCTATCAGAAATTAGACAAAAAATATAGATTAATAGGAAATGTTGCGTTTATAACTCCAGAACACATGTACAAAGGTGTTAGTGATCAAATATATTATCAATTTAAATGTTTAACTTGTAATAATAATTTTGATGACTATATAGATAATGGACATTTGCCTAAGTGTCGAATTTGTAATCCTTATATTCCTTCTTACACAAGTAAACAAGAAACAGAAGTTTTTAATTTCATCACTACCATTACAGATAAAACTGTAATACAATCAGACAAAAGCATAATTAATCCTTATGAATTAGATATTGTAATACCTGATTTAAAACTTGCAATTGAATATTGTGGACTTTATTGGCATTCCGAAGCTTATAAAACTGATAAAAATTATCATATTAACAAAATGATACTTTGTAATCAAAAAGGATACAGATTAATTACGATATTTGAAGATGAATGGACAAAAACTCCTAATATAGTTAAAAGTAGATTAAAAAACATATTAGGTACAGATAAAAAAATATACGCTAGACATTGCACTGTGAAGTTAATTGCACATGACCAGGCAAAGGGTTTTATTAAAGAACATCATATTCAAGACAATACTATATGTAAATTTGCCTATGGGTGTTTTTACAAAGACGAGCTAGTCGCAGTTATGACTTTTGGTATTCCAAGATATGATAAAACGGTACAATATGAGTTAATACGCTATTGTAGTAAAAATACCATTGTTGGAGGTGCTAGTAAATTGTTTGCTAAATTTGTTGCAGAATATAACCCTCAATCTGTCATTTCTTATTGTGATATGCGATGGGGCACAGGAAATTTATATAAAATGTTAAATTTTGTTCAAGTGGATAAAAAACTAGAACCAAGTTATGCTTATACCGATTTTGTTAATCGTTATCATAGATCTACTTTTACTAAAGGAAAAATAGTAACATTGGAAAATGTTGATAAAACTGAACATCACATCATGCGAGAACGAAATATATATAGAATATGGGATTGTGGGCAATCAAAATGGTTATACACTATTACACAGTGAAAATTGTAAATACGCTAAATATTATTAACAAATTCTCAATCGGGATGGGAAGTTCAGAAAGGACCGTAAGGTCCTTTTTTCATACAAAAATAAAACAGGTGAAGTTTTTTCTACACTGTCGATAAATATCTTAATATATTATATCGTCATGAAAATAAAAGACATCCTTGCAGAGATACAAAGAACCGGCACTGACCGCGACAAGACCGATTACAGTAAGGAAAAAATAAGCCAAAAAACTTTACGCAAAGTCCGTATGATACCTGGCAGCAAACAGTACGGCTACAATGTTGGGGTAGGCAGAACAAAATTTACTCAGGCTAATTATCTCATACATTTAATAGATGTACCAGCAAAAAGATATATAGGTTGGTTGGGTTTAAAATCTGCCAACTGGTTTCCTATAAAGAAAAGCTATCAAGTAGCAAACATAGCTATTGATGACGATTATCGCGGTCTAGGGCTGGGACAAAGCCTGTATGGTATTGCACTTAGTTTGCTGAACATGACCATAGTGGCCGACGAAACTCAAACACCTGAAGCGCGACGAACCTGGGTAAGAATGAATTCAATACCAGGTGTTAACATTCGTGGTTATACTTCTGTACATGCCGAAGACTGGAATAATCGAAACAATCGCAGCGAAATCTATGATGAGTCTGTTGACAGATTGATAGGAGCACTGCTGCGGGGCGATGGTCAAGTTATAGGAAAAGACCCGGACTTTGTATATGTAAGTTTCCCGGTGGGTGCCAATGCCGATCAAACTGAATTACAATCAATAAAGAAAGGCATTGCTATTTACAGTGCCCGCCATCAGGAAGAAGGTGGTACATCAAACGGGCTCTATGCTCAATGGGTAGGTGGACAATGAGAGCGCATGAGTTTATTATTGAAGCACCACTTACAGACTATGTGCCTTTAAATTTTAATAAAAAAGGACAGTTTAAGCCTGTAGACCAAAGACTGATACAGCATCCTACAACCATTAGTAAAGCAGCAAAAGTCTTTGCCCGTATTCCCTATGATGTAAGACTGTTTTTTGTCAACACGCCTGGACTAAGAGGATCTAGAGAAACTGGAGCAAAATCAGCT